TATTTAAAGCAGTATTTGATTTTACCAATCACTACAAGAATCCACCAACACATGAAGCTCTTGTAATTAATTTTACAGAGAAGAAAGATGTATCAGATGAAGTTGTTAAAGGTGCGATTGAACTACTCAATGAATTAAATCAAGCGAAAGAAGAACCAACTGAGACTCCATGGTTAATTGACCAGACTGAAAAGTTTTGCCAAGATAAGGCAATTTATAATGCAATCATGGAGTCTGTTGGTATCCTTGATAACAAATCTCACAAAAAATCTAAGGGTGAAATCCCACAGTTATTGAGTGATGCACTTGGTGTGTCATTCGACAATACTGTTGGTCACGATTACATCAACGATTCTGATGCTCGATATGAAGCATATCACAAAGTAGAATCTCGCATTAGATTTGACCTTGACCTTTTCAACAAGATTACAAAAGGTGGTCTGCCAATCAAAACCCTAAACATTGCACTTGCAGGTACTGGTGTTGGTAAATCTTTGTTCATGTGTCATGTGGCATCTGGTTGTTTATCACAAGGTCACAATGTTCTCTATATCACAATGGAGATGGCAGAAGAAAAGATTGCTGAAAGAATCGATGCAAATTTGCTAAATATAGATTTGAATGAGTTGCACACACTTAGTAAAGAAGACTATGAAAGAAAGTTTTCTGCATTGAAGAGTAAGACACACGGCAAACTAATTATCAAAGAATATCCAACTGCAAGCGCTAGTGTTCTACATTTCCGTGCATTGTTGAATGACTTGGCGATTAAGAAGAACTTTAAACCTGATATCATTTTTATTGATTATCTTAATATTTGTTGTTCAGCGAGAATTAAGCCTGGTGCGAATGTTAACAGTTATTCATACATCAAGTCTATTGCAGAAGAGTTGCGAGGTCTTGCAGTAGAAAATGCTTTACCAATTGTGAGTGCGACACAAACTACAAGGTCTGGTTATTCATCTTCCGATCCTGGTCTTGAAGATACAAGTGAGTCGTTTGGTTTGCCTGCAACGGCAGACTTTATGTTTGCGCTAGTGAGTAATGAAGAACTTGAGGCACTAGGTCAGATTCTTGTTAAACAGTTAAAGAATCGATATGGTGATCCAAATGATTACAAGAGATTTGTTTTGGGTATTGACCGTGCAAAGATGAGATTGTATGATGCAGAACCTTCCGCACAGGCTGATATTGTAGATGCTGGACAAGATGATAAACCATTAAACACTTTTGGTAACAGAGAGAGTAAGTTTAAAAAGAACTTTGAAGGAATGAAAGTATGACAGACAAAAAAGTGCTTAGTTTAATTACTAAAGAGAAATCCGAACAAGAAGAGTATCAAAAAGATTTACTTGAGATTGTAGATAGTTTCCGTAAAATGGTTGCTAGTGGTGAAGTTGTAGAGTTTGCTATTTCATCATTAGATATTGAAGGTGAAATTGTGATTACAACTTGTTGCAAAGATTTACTTGGTGGTGTTGGTCTATTTGAAATGGGTAAACATACTTTGATGATGCAAACTTCTTTTGATTATTAATGAATTTAAATCAATACTTACTTGACAATCGTAATCAGAATGGTGTTCCAATTCTGAATGAACAACAATGGTCTGATATCAATGCACAATTTGATAAAGAGACCATTGTTGCAGCCTTGATTGATATCATAGTAAAAACAAAACCACCTTGCCCATTGAGAGACATATCTTTTGCAGATATGCAGAAATCTTTTTGGGATTTATCTTTGTCTGATTTGAAGACAACATTTCAACAACATGACGAAGTGAAAGATTTAGTGTTGGAAAAGTTTGAAGACTATGGTAGAAAATATGCTACTCATGGTCTTGGTGTCATTCAAATGGGTTCACAATTTAACGATGTGAGTAATTACTTCCATCAAGAGTTGCGATACAATTGTGATGCATGGGGTTACAAGTCTCCTATTTACCGATGGAATAACAACGATAATCTACGAAGTGTATTTCTTGCATTGTGGAGATTAGGCAACAAAGAACTATCAGTCAGTTCCTATATCTCTTCATTTAGATTGAGTGCCTATATTGCAACACAATTTAAACCACAAGTCGCAAAGTTTCTGTATCAAATTACAAATGCAAAAACTATATTTGATTCATCTTGTGGTTGGGGTGATAGGCTAGCGGGATTTTATTGTTCAGATGCAGATGAATATTACGGCACAGATCCTAATGACCAAACATTTGAGAAGTATTATGAACAATGTTTAGTGTATGAAAGATTTCTTGGTGGTCGACCACGAACTATAAAAGATGATAAACATTTTATAGTTGAAGGTGTCAAGCGAGTAGAGATTCATAGATGCCCAGCCGAAGACTTTGACTATTCTATTTTGCCTAAGATTGATTGTGCGTTTACTTCACCGCCTTATTTTGCAACAGAGAAGTATAACACAACAGGTAAACATTCAAATGAACAATCATGGGCGAGATATACAACTTATGAAGAATGGCGAGATGGTTTCTATTTGCCAGTAAATCAAAAGACTTTTGATAGTTTGAGTGATAATGGATATCAGTTTGTCAATATCATGGATCCAAAGATTAAGACAAAGAGATACTATGCAAGTGATGATTTGATTGATAATCTTACTGAAAGAGGTGCAACCTTCTGTGGTCAGATGGGTATGAGAATTATGCAAAGACCAAAGAATGTTGAGAACTTAGATGAGTTTATGCATAAGATTTACATCGAACCAATCTGGTGCTTCAGTAAGAAAAAAGGTGAATTTAATCTTGTAGATGAGTATATGAACACTGGCGCCCTCGACAGTTTCTTCGGATAAATATAAGAATTACATAACGGAGTGTTCATGGGTTTATTTAAAAATTATCTAAACGAAGATGCAACTGAGGGTGCAGTCTTTGAAGAAGTCATTGTAGCGGCTTGGAACGGAAAACCTGGACCAAAGACCGAGACTATTGCACCAGATGCTGGCAAGAAAATTGTTAAGTATCTAAAATCACAAAATATTACTGGTAAATCAGCATCAAAATTAGCTACAAAAGGCGTTGAAGTAACTTCAGAGTGGTCTAAGTTTTGGTTACCAGAGAAAGTTCCACCAGCAACTAAAACACCAAAGACAGATATTCTTATTGGTACAAATAGAATCTCATTGAAGATGGGTGCAGCTCAACTCATGTCTGGTGGTGCAAATGAATCCAAAGCAACATTCTATGCAGCTCTCCGTTCAATGGAGAAATCAGGAATTGATGTTGAACAAGATTTGTTTAAAGAAATTTGGTCTAAGATAGACACACTAACTAAAGGCGCAATCGCCAAAGGTAAAGTAGAAGGTGAGATTCAAAAAGGTAAAGACAAGTTTCTCACACAAGCAAATAAAGTAAACAACGATGTTAAAGCATTAATGCAAAAAGCATTTGCAGAGAATGAAGATTTCCGTAGAGCGTTTATTAGAGAAGCGATGACTGGTGAAGTCAAATTTAATCCAAAATCTACTGCATATGCTGAATATGTTTTATCAAGTGATCCGAATGGTGATGCGCCGCATTTATACAAGTCAACAAACAAAGCATTTTTAGATAAAGTTGTTGCGAAGAGTGGCGTTACAGTTAGATTCAAATCAACCTCAGTTAAATCGAAAGGTGGTAAAACTGGTGAGTATAGATACTGGACAGTTATTGCATTAGGTGTAAAGAAGTTAGAAGAAGAATTAGAATATTATAATGGTGCATTACTGACAGAAAATATTATTACAGGTATTATTGAAAGAGTTAAAAATTATTTGATGAATCTCTTTCAAAAGGCATATGAATATCTGAAGAGTGGTGTTCACAATATTGCAGAATTTTTTGATTTACAACCTGATGTGCAATTTAATAACAACATAGATTTCACGGAGTTATAATGGCAGGCGCATCAGCAGAACGCCAAGAAAATGGCGTCATACAAAAAATAAAAGATGCCGTGAAAAAAAATAAAGGCAATCCAATAACACTTAAAGCTGGAAAAACAACAATTGAAGGTGTTGTTGGTGCAGAGAAATATACAGGCCGACAAACTGGTGGTTCTGAACCATATACTGATGTTGTAATTTATGTTTATGCAGCTGGTAAAAAACACCCAATCAATTGTTCTCTAAAGGGTGAATCTGCGCCATCTCTTGCTGGTGGCGGATTAAAAGGATTGGAATTAGCAGTTCCTGGTATAGCAAAAAAGTTTATGGAAGCTGCATTTAAAGAATTGAAAACTGGAAAAAAATTAAAATCAGGAGATAAAGTTCCTGATGTATTTGGTAAAATATCAGCAGGTAATAAAGTTAAGATTGTAGTTGGTAATAAAGCTATGGGTGGTCCAATAGATTACATGTATATTGGTCCAATGACTGTTGGTGGAACATACGATGTAAAGAAAAATATTCTTCCATTGAATGGTGAATTGACTGAAGCTGAAACATATGCAAAGACACATAATTTATATTTTAGATTAAGAGCTAGAAGAGAAGACCAAAGATTTGATCCAACCGCAACAGATAAAGATGGAACACCAAAAATTTATGGTGTATCACCGTCAAGGGGTGATAGTGCCGGTCGAATAGTTGTTACAGATAAAGTACCATCAACGGGCGTAATAGTAAACATATGAACTTCACACAATTTTTAACCGAAGCAAAAAAAGAAGGTGCAAATCTTCACCTAGAACACATTGAGGATGAGATTCTCAATCGTGGTGTTGCTGGCGCCAGAGATGCAATTAATTTTCTACAGGCATTGAGAGATATGCTTGCAGGTCATTCACAAACAAAAGTAAATGTCACAACAAAATGGGATGGTTCACCTGCAATCTTTTGTGGTGTTAATCCCGACAATGGCAAATTCTTTGTTGGCACTAAAGGTGTCTTTAATGCAAATGCAAAATTGAATTACACCGATGAAGATATTGATACGAATCATCCTGGCGAAGGTCTTAATGCAAAACTAAAAGTTGCATTGCGATATCTGCCTAAACTTGGTATCAAAGGTGTATTGCAAGGTGATATGATGTTTGCAAAAGGTGATTTGTCAGAGAAGAACCTTGATGGTGAAGATTACATTACTTTTCAACCAAACACATTAGTCTATGCTGTACCTGCCGATTCTAAGTTAGCAAAAACAATGCAGGCTGCACAAATGGGTGTTGTGTTTCATACTTCATACACAGGCAAAACATTTGCTGATATGAAGGCATCATTCAACATTGACATTAAGAATTTGACACCGACTAAAGATGTTTGGTTCCGTGATGCATATTTTACTGATGCATCTGGTACTGCATCATTCACAGAAGAAGAAACAAAAACAATTACTTCAATTCTATCTACTGTTGGTACAACATTTAAACAAACAAATGCATTGTCTATTAATAGAATATCTTCAAGTGATACAGTCAGAGAATACATTAAGACATTCAACAACACCAAAGTTAGAGAAGGTCAAAAGATTACAAACACAACAGCTCATGTAAGAGAATTGCTGAAATGGGTTGAAGAGAAATTGAATAAAGATATTGTCTCTGCAAAAATGGAGAAGACGAAGAGAGATAAGACCATGATTAAGAATGAAATCATGCGTACTATTCGTGGCAGTTCAAATGATTTAATTAAGATGTTTGATATGCAGAACGGCATGGTTGATGCAAAGAATATGATTATCAAAAAATTACAACAACTAAGACAAGTAACAAGTACATTCGTACAAACTGAAGATGGATTTAAAGTTACTAATCCCGAAGGTTTTGTTGCAGTCGATAGACTAAAAGGTAATGCAGTTAAATTAGTTGATAGATTAGAATTTAGTCATTTGAATTTTACCGCACAGAAAAACTGGAGTAAGTAATGCCCGCATATGATATAAACAAAATTCTTGCTGAGTATGGTGATAATGATTTTGGATTCTCTGCGGTGTCAGAAGAAGAATACAATGCAGTCATTGCTGAGAAAGATGAAACAGTTGAAGAATACAAAGCAAGATTGGCACAAGTAGAAAAGTTAATTATGCCATTTCTATCAAACCTTTTAAAGACTGCTGATAAACCATATATCAATTGGCCAAATAGAAAACCAATTCTTGAAGCGCAGATACAAAAGATTCTTACCTTAACTAGAGGATAAAATGTCAGAAGCAATTCAACGAATAGCAAAATCAAGAATGTTGATGGAACAAATAACGGAAGCGGGTTATGTTGGTAACATTGGTATTATGGAACTGGTAAAGTTTCAACAAAAGGCTTCACCAGAACAGAAAAAGATGTTACAATCGTATATTGATAAAAAGAAGGTTAAAGATGCCTGGAAACTGGTACAAGATGTTACAGGCATGAAGTTGCATAAGAGTGTGCATGAAGGAATTAGTCCTGACATATTACCAAAGTCTGGTGCAGGTGCCGATGGTACTGCTACATTGGTGAATACATATAAGAACGATACACCCGGACAAGGTCGTAAGATAAAGAGATTTAAAGAATTTAATTAATAAGTGGAGTTGTGATGAATGATATAGTGATTGGTAGTATTACTGGATATGATTTTGACAAAATTAAACCATGGGTGAACTCGTTAGATAGAAGTGGTTTTACTGGCACAAAAGCCATGCTTTGTTATAATGTTTCATATGAAACAGTTGAAGAGTTAGTCAAACGAAACTACACCATCCTTGCTTTCAAAAAGGATGATGAAAATAAAAGATTTGTATACAGAGATGACTTCTCAATTGTAGTTGAGAGGTTTTTGCATCTATGGTATTTACTGAAACAGTTTGAGGGCAAGTATCGATACATTCTCACAACAGATGTTAAAGATGTAATTTTTCAATCCAATCCTTCTACTTGGTTAGAAGAGAACATGGATGAAGCACAAATTAATGTTGCATGTGAATCAATCAAATACAAAGACGAAGATTGGGGCAGTCACAATCTTATGAAAGCATTTGGTCCGTTGATTCACGACCACAATAAAGATAGATTGGTTTATAACGCAGGAACAATTTCTGGCAAGTTTGATACTATGCTTGATGTGTTTTTGAATCTCTATATGATTTGTAATGGCACTTCACACTTCACAGAAGGTGGTGGTGGTCCAGACCAAGCTGCATTGAATATATTATTGAATATGAAACCATATAGAGACATTACAAGATTTACTGCCTCCGAAGAAGGTTGGGCTGCACAGTTAGGAACAACCGGTCCACAAGTCGCACATAAGTATGGTGACAAGTTAATAGAAAAATGCCCAATTCTAGTCGGTGATACAGTATGCACAAGTGATGGCAAACCATTCGCATTAGTACATCAGTATGATAGAGTTCCGGAATGGAAACAAATAATTGAGAAAAAATATGCGTAATGTAATCTTCTGCCCTGTCGGCATTCCACTAAACTATCATGATGCATATGATAAAGATAATCATTGGCGCAAGACGAATGGTATTCAACGAAACTATGAAACGGTTGTCTATCAATACAAAGACTTTGATATTGAACCAAACACATATGATATATTAATCAAAGATACTGGTTTCAAATGGGACTTGGCAAAACATTTCCTTGATACATTTGATTATAGGGACTATGATTATCTTGGTTTTTGGGATGATGATTTAGTTACGGATATTCAAAGTGTAAATCGTGCATTAGAAATTGCAACAAAAAAAGATATTAAATTGTTTCAAATGTCTACTATTGCAGGATCAGAATCTACACATCAAATTTTACATCAAGTTCCTGGTTACAGTTACAGTCTAACAAACTTCAATGAAGGCATGGGTAACTTCTTTCATTCGTCATTGATACCTATTCTGCTAGATTTTTGGAATTACCATGAGATTAAGAGTGGTTGGGGATTTGATGTGATTCTATCTGCAATCACAAAACAGAAGGCTGGTGTGATGCATGAAGTATCAATGTATCACCCAAATAGACCTAGTTACTATGACAAACCAGCGGCATTTGCTGAGATGGACAAAATACTAGGTGAAGTTTATCCAAAATTTATGAAGGATAGATATAATGAAGAAGTCGGTCCGTACAACGAACCACAAACTGAATATGAATTTACATTTAAGGTATAATTATGGAAATTATTAATGCATCTGCGATAATGAAAAAGAAACAAACAATTCCTGAAGACAAGGTACAAGGTCGTAGTTATACCAGTAATCATGTGAAGTTATTGAAACACATGGACAGATTACAAATTATTCAGGAAGGTGGTAGACCTAAACCTGTGATGTTTCACATGTCACCTGCGAACCCTTGTAATCTAACTTGTTCTTTCTGTTGTTTTGCTAATCGTGCAATGAAAGATATGTTGACATTAGACCAGATGAAATCTGCCATTGACCAGTTTGCAGACCTTGGTGTTCTAGGCATGGAGTTTACAGGTGGTGGTGAACCAACATTACATCCACAGTTAGACAAAGCAATTGAACATGCACACAAGCGTGGTTTGAAAATTGGTATCTGTACAAACGGTTCAAGATTAAAAAAAATTAAGAACTGGCATATGTTATCGTGGGTTCGTCTTGGCATGTATTCGTGGGATGAAAAGAAACCATATGAATATCACCTTGAAGTGTTTGAAGGTTTAGATATTGAAATCTCAGCCGCATATGTTTGGGATGGCGCAACAGAGACTTCTACTAATCCAAATATTACAGGTGAGTGGACTGATACGAAGGCAAAAAAACTTGCATCCAATTCATATAAAGAAGAAAACTTTATGAAGATGTTGGCATGGGTAGAAGAAAAGAAAATACCATGTCGCATTGCCTTCAATGCAATTAAATCTGTAGAAGAAGTGCAGAAAGATATTCTTAGAATTGGTGAGTTGATTGCTGTACATGAAGAAAAGAATGGCAAGTTAAAATATGCTTTCTTGTCCGACTTCAACTTCAAAGGCACAAGAAGAAACGATAACTGTTATATGCACATGGTTAAACCTTGTGTGTTTACAGATGGTAATGTATATGTTTGTCCTTCTGCTGAATTAGCACCAGAGAACAACTATCAAGTAAATGATGAATTTAAGATTTGTGATATTGATGGAATTACAGATTTTTACAATTCACAAGTTGGTGGTGCAGGCGTAAGTCGCAGACACCATGGCTGTTCATTCTGCAAATATGCATACCAAAATGAATTAATTGACGATGTAGTAACTGAAACCCGTCACAACGAATTTGCTTAAGGATATCTACACTTATAACCAAAATGTGTAGTATTTCTACCTCTTGCAACACCACACATTTTGCTTGAATCCAATCCTCTTTCTCTACACCAAGAACTTAGATTGGTTACTGTAATTTCTTCACCATTTGGTGTTGTTACAATGTAGGTTTTTATATTAGCATTAAGTAACGCTTTTGCTGTTTTAGGATGTTGTGGTTTACCCAACTTCGCCAATGACATTTTGTTTTTTTGCTCATTTGTAAGTATTCTGCCTTTTGCAGATTTACTCATCTTATGAAGTGTTTTTTTGGTATGTTTTGTACCTTCTCTGAAGTTTCCTGGTGTATATTTTATAATATCAGATAAGTCAGATGGGGTTAGTGGATTATTTTTTATCCATTGACGCATTTCTTGTAAAAAAATGTCATCAGAAGTTGGAGAATAAATATTCATGCTGATACGGCCTTTCGTGTTAGAGTAGGTGCGAACTCGCAATTCGGCGACCTACAACTATTTATAATAATGGAGATTTAATAATGAGTTCCCCCGAAATTAAAGGTGGCTGGGATTTAATGCCAGCTGCACCAGACTTAACTAGAAATTTATCAACTGTATTTGATGAGAAATACTTTGAAGATGGTGTTCGTAGCAGAGTAAGTGCATACGAAAACTATCGTTG